GAGTTGAGCCCTGCTCCTCTTATTGAGTCGATCTCAGAAAGTGTGCAGGCTGATATTCCTGCTGAGTTGAGCTCAGCTCCTCAAGAGGATTATGATCCCGCATTTGGACTTCCACCACTTACTCCCTCGCTACATACTATAGTTCCCACTAATAATAGTATATCTCCGGAAGTGAGTGTGCCTTTACCAGTTCCTCTCAACAGTGATGATAGGCCTATTCCAAGATTACCAATGACATCGTCTGATCTCAACCCTCAGACAGATGAAATGGAAATTCTTGGGTCTATTGACAAGCTATTTGGTACTGCTGAAGTTGAGGAACCGTCTTTTATTGAACCTAAACCTCGGGCTGGAGAAACTAAGAGTGATTACTTATCTCGAGTCCAAGCAGCAAAAGACCTTATGCTACAAAACCGTCAGAAGAGTAAAGTCTTACTTAGCTCTCCCTATACGGTTGTTCGTACTGGCAGACCACGTAATCCTGAAGTTCTTAGAACAATGAATGGTCATGCTAGTAGTGCGTCGCCTGAGATTGTCGAGGATATTCCTACTGATGCTCAGAGAAGTGCTTTGACTTTGGGTAACTTAGAATCGTTTACATTAGAGCAGCTTTTGGAAGACCATCTGGGTCTCATAGCTACTCTAGTTCCCGAAGACATTAATAGGATCATGGGAAAATTGTCTCATTATCCCTATTCCGCTCGTTCAGCACTTATAGATACCTATCAGGAAGAGCTTGCTCGTTATGGATTGTTTACCGCTTTCCAAAATGTTCATCAATCGCTCCCAGATGCGACAGAAGAGCCTAGCGCAACTAGTGCTTTTACTAGTATGTTTGAGTCTGTTCTGTCTGGCATTATTAGCAGTCTCAAGTCCATACTAGGCAGTATTGCTGATATGGCTACTAATATGCTCTCCTTTATTTGTGATGCTACGACGACAATGTTACGTAGTATAGCCAAGAAGGCTGTAGATTTCTTAACTACAAGTTTAGTCGAAAGTATGAGGGATACTCTGAGAGAGTCCATTAGAACTTGGCTTTGGGGAGTTTGTGGCTCAGTTGTTGCCTTTATAGTTTACTATTATTTGGATCTTCCGGCGATGGCCACTGGGATTTTAACCACTGGTTGGGCTATTAGTCTCGCAATTGATTACTACGAGCACCAAGCTGAACCTATTTCTGACGCTGGTTTCTTAGGTGGACTATTACTTATGGGACATGGAGTTTCACAACTCTGCCCAGAAAAGAATTTTTCCACTCGTCAGATGTTGGCTATCTGCTCACTCACTGGTGCCGCCTTAGGTGGTGCTTCAAAGTTGAAAGCTGGTACGGCTGAGACTTTGGCTCTTTTTCCGTGTGCTTTCACTGAGATGTTGTCTCACATGTTAGTTGCGGAAGATCAATTTGCTAAGTGGCGTAAGAGAGCTGATAAGCTATGTGATAGATATCGTTCTCGGCGCTTGGCATTTATATATGGACCTCAAGCTCATAGTGACTGGATGGAAGCTAAAAATCTTTTGTCTGAGCACTCTACCTTTATTAAAGGAAGGAGTGCTGCTGATAACCATCTCGTTTCGACTCTTTCTACTATTGTTACTACACTATCTGCTAGAATTACTCAAGTTTCTACTCACCCACCTTTTTGCTTAGCCCTATTCGGGATAGCAGGAGTTGGTAAGACTACCATAGTTAAGATAGTTGCTGATTACCTTATGAAATTAGGGTATATAATGCCTATGGCCCAAAATGAGAATAACATTTATAATGTTCCATTAAAACAGTCGTACTTTTCCGGGTATGCTGGACAACCCTTTATGTTGTTTGACGATATTGGGTTTAATCTTACACCAGATTTGTTTACTCAATATATTGTTCAGCTCAAATCACCCGGTTTGACTTTTATAGAACAAGCTTCTCTTAATGACCCAATTTGTGGGCAGAAAGGAGATATCTGTGTTTCCAAAATGATTATTACTACTTCTAATACTGCTCATCAAGATCATGTTGTTGTAACTAATTTTGCTGACATTAATGCCTACCGTCGTAGGAGAGATGCTCTAGTAAAAGTAGTTGCTGACCCTAAAGTCATGAAGAATGGGGCAGTTAATGCCCATTTAGTGAAGCAATACTATCCTAATGATGATTTTGGACACCTTAGTTTTTCTTATCATGATCGTATGGCTAGTGGTGAAGTTCGAATTTCTGAACCTATGGGCTTTAGGGAGTTCTTAACTTCTATAGCCGATAAGTACTGTCAGTACGAACGAGATTCGGCTAGTGTTGATCAGGCTTGCAATGATTACATTGCCCAAGCAGAAGATGATGATCATATCTTTGATCCAGTCGCTCAAGATTGGGTTAAACCTTCAGATTACACCGTTCCATTCACTACATCGACCACTGATTCTTCTACTTCTAGTACTAGTGACCACTGTTTCTGTACCTCACCTGGCAGCTACTGCTCTCATCATTTGTCCTGTAGAGAGTGTTTGGCTAGGGTAGCTAATTCTGTTCTAGCCGCGGATACCTCATTCTTAGGTATAATGATGCGTGCTACATTAGCAGTCGGAGCTATTCTAGTTACAGCTTGGGCCTTTACGAAAGTAATTTCCAAGATTAACGCTAGTGATGATGGGCCATGTTATATACTTGAGCTTGAAGAAGATGATCAGGGTTACCTCCCTGAGGCTAAGAGGAAGAATAAGATTCGCACTCAGGGCGCCTCTGGTGGTTTCGATGGTGATAAGAAGACTTCTAAGAAACAAGTTCACCATAAGGAATCCCATAAGGAACATGTTTATGGTTCTTATGAGGCTACTGCCGGTCCTACCTCGGATCAACTATCCGCTGTCAAGAAAATGATTACTGAAGCTGAGATCGTAAATATTACTAAGGGTAAGGCCTTGAATGTTAACATTGTTTGGCCTTGTGGAACCCACATTTTATTTCCAGCTCATTATTTAGCGAAAGTGGAGGCAGTTGAGTCTGATCATTTGGAACTCAAAGGTAAGACCCCAGCTAACGTCTCTTTCCAACAACCTTTCTCTTTTAGAAATGTAAAGAGATATGCAAATGGTACCGGAAGTTCACGGATTCTTCTTGATATCTGCCGGCTACAATTGTCTTGTTCAGTCAGTTCTATGACTGATAGACGAGGTATGTTGGTTCTTGAACGAGATCTTCTTAAGCACCGTCCTAATGTTATTCTTATGACTAAGAAGAATGGCACTTATAATATTCAGCAAGTTCATGCTGTTCAGTATTTTGAGTCTTTTGGTAGGTCAGACGGAGATACTACACCAGATTTTGCAGCTCCCGGCTTTGTTTACAAAGCAGTTACCCAGCCTGGTGACTGTGGAGGCCTTTTATATGACACACATGAGAATATCATTCTGGGTATGCATGTTGGTCGTTATGCAAAAGCTGGTCGTGGAAAAGCTGTTCATATTGATAGAGACTGGATTCCGAGTGATATAGTTCGTCAGGAATTGTTAGAACCAGATCATGAGGGATATACTCCTGAATCTACTTATATTAAGCTAGATGCTCGAGGAGGCTTTCCGGTTCCTGACAATGTTGTTCATCTCGGTCGTGTTTCAAGCGACATGAAGTACACAAGTCCGATAGTTTCTAAACTCCATCCCACTATATTCTTTGATGAGAATGACGAATTCCCTTGGGGAAAATGTCAGAAAGCTCCAGCTATTTTATCTTCAAAGGATCCTAGAGCTCGGGGTTTAAGCCCCATGTATGAGGGTTTAAAGGGTCTAGGAAACCCCCATCAGCTTCCTCCTGATATCATTGATACTGTTGAAGAGTGGCTTATTCGAGATTTTATTCGTCTACGAGCCGAATCACAAGTGGAGATACGTGTGTACACACTTAAGGAAGCTATCAATGGAGTTGCAGGAGTCATGGATAAATTGATTCTTACTACTTCTGATGGATGGTTCTGGGCTAGGATGAGACCACCAGGTGCTGTTGATAGAGCTTGGTTATTTAGTACTGCTCCTACTGGAGAAGTCTATATATCTCATAAGCCCTTATTGGACAGGTTAGCAGAGAGAGAACGCTTAGCGAGATTGGGCGTTATTATACAGGACTCACTGTATGTTAAATTGCTTAAGGATGAGAAGCTTAAGCATGCAAAAATCTCGGAAATAGGAACCCGCATTTACGATGCTGGTCCCATTGATTTACTTCTCATGTTTCGAAGATACTTTGGTGCCTTTCAGGGTTACTTTGAGACAATAGCTCCTTATTATATGCATGCTATTGGTGTTGATTGTACAAGTGTTACTTGGGATTACATCATGCAACAAATGAGAGATCTCTATCCTTCTGTATTTGACGGAGACGTTAAGAATTGGGACAAGAAGATCTTATCATGCCTTCAGCGGGCTATTATAAATGCTATTAATCGGTTTTACCGACAGTATGATCCTAATTGGGGAGAGGAAGATGACATGATTCGTCGGACTCTCTTTGAAGAAAATATTAACACTTGGTCTCTAGTCTTTGCTGAGGTCATTTTGTTAAATACTGGAGTCCCCTCGGGTAATTTCATGACTGCTTCTGGGAATTCTATTCTGAATCGTGCCATTGTTATGGCTTGGGCCCTTATGTTAAGTGAGGGACTATCCTATTCCGACTTTATAAAGTTCATAAAAGTTGTAGTTATGGGAGATGATCATTTAGTTCGCGTTCAGAAAGAAGTCCAAGATGTATTAAATGGAAATTCACTACGAGATTGGTTCTTTAAGCATGGTGTCGTCTACACCCCAGCTGATAAGACCAATGGCAATGATTTTTGTTTCCTAACTATAGATAAGGTTGAATTTGTGAAAATGAATAATCGAGTTTTAGTTGATGGAAAAATCGTTGCAGTTCCAATGAAGATCAGTATAGATAGTGGTTTACAGTATCTTATGGCACCCCCAGATACTCAGAAAATACTACTTAACAACCTCTGCGAAGGTTTTACATTTCAACTATTTTGGCATGGCGAGGCGGAGTATAACAAATACCGCTCAAAATTGCTCGAAATAGGTGAAGAACACGACGTACAATTGGTTATTGCCACTTACCAGGAAAAGTACTTATACTTTCTTAAAGAATTTGGTTCACTTCCTGGATATGAACCCATAGAATACAAAACTGTGGTGGAGTATTTCCCTTCTGTGAAAGGAGAATCCATCATTTTGAATTGTGACTATGAAACACAATCCAATTTTCTGAAGCTGGAGAGACTTTGTCGCCATCTTGAGAAAGTCCTATTGGACGGTGAATATGTGGTAGAAGCTGATAAGATTAAAGATCTTATGGCGGATTTGAGTGAAGCAACGGAAGGACTTGGTCTAACCGGTGATATAGCTCAAACTGGCCTATCTAAGCAAGTGCAGACTCCTGTTAGGGAAGCAGCTGTACAAGATCCAAATTGGTCGTATTCAAACCTCGTTGAGAAAAGATTTTTCTTACGGACAGTCCCTTACACAACAGCAAATGTTCCAGGAGACATTTTGACTGCCATGTCGGTTCCCCTCGGCATGGTTGAAAATTGTCAACAAAGAATCCCCTTCGAGAGATTCAAATACTGGAAAGGAAATGCTGGCTTAAGGCTTGTCATCAATAAGAATCCATTTCAAAGTGGAATGCTTGTTGTTTGGTGGGCCCCTATGGTCGAGCCAGGGTTAGTTAGTAGTGGATCTATGATCCCAGGTACTAATCTAACTCGTGCCACAGGAATGAGGCATGTGCTCATTGACATTCAGAGTACTTCAACTGCCATTGAGTTTGAAGTTCCATTTACCTATCTTTTGGGTGCCCTACCCTTGGATGGTAATACGAATAGAGTCAGTGAGTCCTGTATGGGAACAATTGGTATTTCAGTCATGGCTCCTTTAAGAGCTGGCTCAGGTACCTCAACCACCCTTAGTGTGAACCTTCATTCGTATTTTCCGGAATCTTCCTTTATGGTTCCTTTAATTAAGGATGATTGTGTAACTAGTGAAGTTCAATCTTTTGCTAATTTCACACCTAGTTCTGTTCCCGGACATTTCGTGACTGAAGGTGGTCATGTTTCTAAGAATACCGAAATTACCAACGTTATTATCGGAGATAGTAACGCGACAAGCCAAGATCCTGGCGGTGACGTTTATGAGCAAGGTACACGACTGCAAGCATCCTATCAAGTAGGAGGTGCAGATTTCGATCGTTGCCTTACGAATATTCATCCAATTCCTATTGAATTGAATACGCACGCTAGTCAAAACAAGGTTGTTCAACCTATTGCTGCTGACCCTTTGGGTCCTACTTTAAAAGAGCAACCTATTTGTCGTGAACACGTCTTCGGAACTAAAGTTGATGAAATGAGTTTTCATACCTTATTGTCCACATGGCAATATTTTGATACTATTTCATGGAGCACAGCTGATCTAGTTGGTGCGCAACTTTACACTAAGCCCATTAGTGTTTGCCCATTGTTCAGTTCCCGAGCTCCGGGAAAGGTGGAAGATGTCAAAGCTACATATATGGATTATCTGTCCTCTATGCATGCGTATTGGCATGGTCCTATAGAAATCAAAATTGTTATGGTTGCTTCTGGTATGGTTTCAGGGTCTTTAGTTGTTGCAGCTCGCTATGGTGAGTTGGATACAACTACTTATTCTCTTTCTGCTAACACGACCCAGTACTATTCTGTACTGGCGTTGGATAATAGCTCTAGGAGTATGGAAATTGAGTTTGCCAATCCTACCAATTATCCATATTTTAAAACTTCTGCTAAACGTTATGATGAAATGACATTAGAAGAGAAGAAGGAGAATTTCCCAGGAACCTACACTATAGCTATCCAGAATCCTCTTATCGTTGGTTCTGGTGCTCCAAGTGTTGTAGATATTTTACTGTTTATTAGAGCTCCCAAGCTAAAATTCTTTCAAAGAAAGAGAGCTTCTGCAGTGCCAAATACTCTACCCATTAATCCTACAGCCTTTAGGGGTGCAGGAATGAGCTTGGAATCCGTAAAACGCCGTGATCTTAAGAGAGAAGCAAAGCGAAGACGCGCAGCCTATCAATTACTTGAATTGTCAAAAGTTGAACCTATGGAATTAGGTGAAACTTACGAACATCAAAGTGGTGCTGCTTATCCAGTAGACATCAGTGAATCAAGTAAAACAGATGGAGGACGCGTTGCCGCAGGAAGAGTAACACTGGGACAGCCTTTTGGAGAAGGTAACTTCAACAATTTGCAGTCCTTCAGTAGTTTAAGAACCCATATAAAGCAATTTTATGGGTATTTAGAAACTGCTGTTCCTAGTGGTGCTTTCCGCGTTGAAGATATGTTCTATATTAGTTATCTCGGCGCTTTTGCTTCTATTTACTCCATGTGGAGAGGAGTTTCCCTCCTCAAAGCTGTCACTTCCAATCCTGATGATGTTGTGAGAATTACTTTTACTCCGAACGATGTTGCTGTTGCAAATAATTTTGATGTTTTCGGAGATTGTTGTTACAAAGGTATAGTATTTGCGGGGGCGCCTGCCCGAGTATTTGCTATTCCCTTTGTTACTCAGTATAAGTTTCTTCTCACACCTGAAGCTGGTTTTAATACCTCTGACCCTGATTTTAACACTCCTGGTACTTTCTATTTTGATAGTGAATTAGGAGAGACTGTTTACCCATTTTACAGTCTTGGTGATGAATTTCGGTTTGGAGGTCTTATTGGAGTTCCAGTTATGAACATGGATCCTGAGGACCTTTAAGGAATTAAAATAAATTCCAAATCTCTAATTACTAATGGTTCTGATTAGTATTAGAGTTGGACTACGAACAGTTACACTATTATCAAAGAAGAATAGTTAGTCCGTTAAAATAAGTTAACTCC